GTGGTTTTTCATTACAGAAACTTTAGTTCTTGATGCAAACTTAATTGTTCGTTTGTCTTTTGTTGCGGTAATTTTAGTTGTACCAGCACCTTTTTGGTTACCGAATAGGAATACCAAAGATGAGTTCAACCAAATCGCTTCACCACCTTTAGCCTTAATCTTAGGTTGACCAAATGGGTTATCAGGTAGTTCAACCCACGGTTGGTTTACAATAACCAAAGTGTTTTCGTATTTAGAATCCGCTTTACGTGAACCTGAAATACGTTGGTTGATACCCATACCAATTTTGTCAGCTAATGTCGATGCGTTGTGTTGTTTACCACCCTTACCTTCGTAAGTCATCTTACAAGGAACAGAACCAACTGAATCCCATAAGAACAATAAACTATAATCCAACTCACCTTTTTCTTGCGCATCTAACAAACTATTGATGTAGTCAGTAATTTGTTCGATGTAGTCAAAGTTGTTATTGAAAATGTAGAAACCATCCCAATCTAATTCGCCAGTGTTCTCATCAACGACTTCTTCACATTCAAAACCCATAAGTTTTGCGTGTTCAAAAGACCATTTTTGTTCCGTAATGATAAAGACAGGTAAAATACCTTTTTTCTGTGCATCCACCGCTGTCTTAACTAACGCAGTTGTCTTACCAGTGTCTGAGTGTCCTAAGAACATATTTAAATGTCCAATAGCAGGTCCAGGTAAACCAACGGCATCCAAAAACTCCTCACCCAAGTCAAAGAAACGTTGGGGTTTGTACTTAGCTGAAGTAGAGAACTTCTTCTTCAGAGTGTTAAAATCATTTTTCTTAATCGCCATTGTCTATGTATAATATTGTTATTACCTAAAAATAAGAAAGCATGGACACATTGTATATGCTAGTGTCCATGCTTTTATAATTAAATTTAGAATGGTAAATCTTCGTCTACTTCAGCGTTAACCTGTGGGTCAGCGTAAGCTTCGTCACCACCTAACATAATCTCACCTGAAGTTGAGTCTCCGTAAACGTACCCACCTTTTTCAGAATCCCAACGTGGGGTCTCACCACGAGCAATCGCTTCAAGGTATTCAACAGGTTTTTTAGAGTATACGTCTTCCCAAGTCAACTCGTCATCAATCCAAGACTTAGCCAAGTCTTTGTCCTCATGAACAGGAGCCGGGTCATCATACATAATAGTTTGAATTACGGTGTAGGTAGCACCTTTAGGAGTTTTCGCCTTTGTCAATTCAAGGATAATGTCACGACCGTTATCAGGGTCTGTGATGTCACCTTTAGCTCTCCAAATAGGAATGATTTTGTCTAGGATACCCTCATTTTTGTAGTTGTGTTTGAAACGCCAGAATTTCACACCCTCATCTTCCGCATCACGGTCAATTACTTTAACGATGTAAAACTTACGAGAAAGGTATTGTTTAGCAAGTTCTTTGTCAGAATCTTTCCCTGTTGAACGTAGTTCTTCATAAACCTCGTTCAATGGTGAACGCTCGTTGTCGTTCTTTCCTGGGTCATAAAATTTTTGCCATTTACCGTCCACTTGAATCTCGTGGTACCAAACTTCTTTGAATGGTGAAGAACCATCTGGGGTTGGGAGAATTCTCAACCGTCTTTGTCCCTGTTTTTCGCTATCCTTAAGGATTGCTGCAAAGTATTTCTTCATTCTCTCGTCTTGGGACATCTTTGAGGATGAGTTAGAACTACCTTGTTTTGATTGTTCGTACTGTGCAAGTACTGCGTCTAATGAATTTGTCGCCATAATATATAGATTTTAAATTGTTTACTAAAGTATAAGTGTCAGCCGTGGGTTTGTCAAATCAAAAAACGGTCCGAAGACCGTTTTATTTATCTAACATCAATAATATTGTCGTCGGTCATTTCGTCACCAAAATCTCTAAAAGATTTTTTGATGTCGGGGTTTGAGTAGTCTTCAACATCACTCTGTGTTAAAACATACTCATTTTTTCCTGACTTTTCCATTTCTTCTTCTTTGTCTTGGAAAAAATCTGAAAGTTTTTGGTTATATGGTCCTGAATCAAGAGTTCTCAATTCAAGTTTCTCCTCAGGAGTTTTAACTCTATACTTTTCAACCTTCATTTCAAGGTCGTTAAGTTTATTCATGATATTATCCATATCACCAAGTCTAGATTCTAAATCAGTAAGGTGTTTGAATAAGTTGTCAAAATACTCCTCTTGTTTTTTCTCAACATTTTTTTGTGACTTAACCAAGTCAGTAATGTCAATCTCTTCAGTCTTGTCCTTTTCCTCACCAACCTTTTCTACATCAGGGTCATTCGCAACATCCACAGGTTGTGGTTCTGTTGAGGCGGGCTCTGCGGGTGGAGGTGGAACTGAACCCATTGCAGGGTCGGCAGGTGGCATCGCCATCGGGTCAGCACCCATTGCAGGGTCGGCAGGTGGTACCGCTGCGGGGTCGGCAGCAGGTGGAGGTGGTAACTCCGCCTCTTGTTCCAAGATGTAACTATTTATTTCTCTATATCTAGAGATTTCTGAAAGTATTCTATCGTCAACTTTTCTCATTTCTATTAACCGTTTAAAAGTTGTTTAACACCGTGAGATGTTTCAACTTGAATTCTTTTATTTTTTGTCATCGTGTTATCAACACGCTCAATAAGTCCGTCTCTCATTCTAACTGTGTAACAGTCGCCTGTGTCTAAATCACAAACTTGTTTAGTACCATCACCCAAATCTTTTTCAGTGTGTCTGGTATTTTTACCTAAATAGTTGTCTAAAATTAATTTTACGCTCATAACTAATGTTTCTTAATAAATATCTTATTATATGTAAAAATTATTAATTTAGTGTTTGGTTATAAGTATCGATAGCATCTTGAACTATTTTTTCAAGTTTTTCTTTTTCCACCTTACTTAATTTAGTATATACTTCATCATTTCTCTTAATACTAGCATTATTATTTATCACCAAGAATTTTGTAATACTTTCTTTTGTTTTAGAGTAACCATTTAAACGAGTTTTCCATCTGTCACTAATAAATTTAATTGATGATTCAACGCTATCAAATGTTGGGTATGACACATTAGTTGTCGAACAATAATACTTTTTATCTTTAAATGCCGCGTCTCCAGATTGACCCCAATCTGAAGTCTGTTGTGCCGGTGAAATAGAAACACCGATAATGTTATTTTCAACCGCGGATAATATATTAGTACTATTAGGAACCTTAGAGTTCATATAGATAGAACAGAAAATAATGGTTCGTAATAAATCATTATTAGGTGTTGATGAACCTATTTTACTAACAATATCTTGATAATTGTATTCTTTAACAACAGGTGATTCAACCGCAGTAAATCCACTATATTTAGATAATACCTCACACAATTCACTACTACCATTATTCGGTTTATTAGCATCATGACTAGTTAATTGGTCTACAACACCTGTGACTTGTTCGATTACGTTAGCACTTTGGTTAACAACTTTAGGTTTTTTCTGACTTGGTTGTGAACTAGAATTTAATTGATTCTTTATTGACTCAAGTAAATTTAACTTTAATGATTGGATATAATTATCAATTTTAGGTAATGATGCTGTCGCTTGTCTAATACCTTCAAAAGTAGTTTCAAACTTACCAGGTGATATACTGTGGTTAACACTAGTTATCATATATGGACCACTAAACATTGGTACATACCTAAGATTGAAGAACATTGTTGGTTGTATTAGGGCGTTACCCATCATACTGACAGAACAACTATATGCTCTGTTTTTATATAAATTATAAAGTGATGTACTTTGTGACACACCTGCTCTATTTCGGCTTTGGTTTGCCATCTGATTTAACATCTCAAGAGATTCGGCAGTTGCTTTACCACCATCTTGACCAACACTAAAACCGTGGAATATCGACTGGTTTTGAGGGCCAATATCTACGTTAAAACCTACAACTTTATTTGATAATGCGTGGTCGGTCTTATTGGTCAAATCCTCAACAAGTGGATTGTTAGAACTTCTCGTTATTTCAAAAGCATCATTTCTATAACGATAATCGACATTATTTTTTAAGTCTAATTGTTCACTTGGTTTACCACCATAGAAGCAAACCATCTTAGCACTTGATTGTCTATAATCAACATTCATAAACGTACCAAATAAGGTGTTTGCAAAATCTAAAGTACCTTCAGGTTTTGGTATCGCATCTCTTACAACATCTTGAACATTATAGAAGTTTACATAAGATGGTAAGTTCATAACAACGAAGTTATTATTAACCAAGATACCTTCAATAAATGTTTTAACACTCATCTTATCGTTGGATGTTTTAGGTGTTGTTGCGGTCGTTAAACTAAATTGTAATTTATTAATGTCGACAAGTATTTTATCACCAACATTTCGACTTGCCCTGTCAAGTAATAATACATCTTCAAATAATGTTTTGTTTTTGAAGTCCGCACCTGACACCCACTTGTCGTTCAACGCCTTAAATGATTCCCATAACTCAACTTTGGTTTGGTCACCTTCAAGTTTTGATTGTATTTTATTATTCCCTTGAATGGTGGTTGTTGGTAATTCTTTTTGTATTTTAGGTATTAAGTCGTTAATGACATTATTCTTAAATCCAATTAATGACTCAAGATAGTCGTCCATTAAATTAAAGAACGTGGTTTTAGTTAAACCGCTATTTTCTAATTTTTGAGTTGCGTAAATCTTAATGATTGGTGCAAAATTAATAATATTTTCTTTAGTAAACGCGATATTCAAGTCAATAAAGAAGTCGGTAATATAAGAACCGTTATTATCATATACCAACTGAGGTATTTCTGAGAATCCAACGTAAGTCCTTAACGTTTCCCAAGCGTCAGGGTATTGTGTTATTGAGTTTGCAAGTGTTTGACCACCTGAGCCAGGAAGTGCGTTAGGTGTGTCAATAGTATACCTTCCCCAAGTATATGGGTCAACAATATCCAAATTAGAGAAACTATAGAATAACCTTTTGTTAAATTGTGATGGGTTACCAAATTTAACAATCACATTAATGTCATTAACAAATCTGGTCAAATTAGTCGACATTTTATCATACTGAGCTTTTTGAGCGTTTAATATTCTGTCATCACCAGTATCACCAGTTATTTTAGGTATTCTCATTAAATCAGTCATTAATAACTGAAAGTTCATCATATCTTTATATGACGCTAAATTACCTGAAACAATATTACTCGATTCGTAATTGTATTTTGATTTTGAGAAATTTAAAAACTCTTTTTCAAATAAGTCTAACACTTCTTTCTCAAAAACTGAGAACATTTCACTTATAGGTGTATATTCTGTTACACCACTATTAATCGAGAAGTTTTGTTGTTGTGATTTACCACTGTAGATAGTTTTAAGATATTGTTCAGGAGTTGGTTTAACAACTTTACTACTATCAAAATAACCGTAGTTAGGTGCCGTCCAAAACGTCCTAACAGAACC